ATTTGAGAGATATGGAAACAGAACTCTTTCTTCTTTCTTAAGAATGGTAGGTGCTGAGATGCCTTCTAATTCTGACCTTATTAAATGGGCAGAACAAGGTAGATTACACATTAAATATACAGACGTAACTACTAACGCTACTGCTGGACTTGGACAAGGAACATTTACAGTTGCTGACACTTTGATTCCCGCAAACCAGATAATGGCTGCTGCTGGTACAGCATCAGAAATAGCTATTAGAATAGGTCAAACAGTTATGATATCTGGAAACGCTGGCTTTGCTAGTATTGCTAACAAGGGTGTTGTTACTGCTATTACTGCAAATACTTTCACTTGTTCTTTCTACGAAACAGGAGGATATAGTGGGACAGGTAGTGCTTCAGAAAAACTAAGTGTTTTCATTTATGGTTCTGAATTTAAAAAAGGAACTGCTGGAATGGAGAAATCTTTAGAGCCATTTGACACGATTCTTGAAAACAATCCTATTATCATCAAAGACAACTACGAAGTAAGTGGTTCTGATATGGCTCAAATCGGGTGGGTAGAAGTATCTACTGAAGATGGGGCTAATGGATACCTATGGTATTTAAAAGCAGAGCACGAAACAAGAATGAGGTTTGAAGATTACTTAGAAACTGCAATGGTGGAAGCTGTTAAAGCTGAAGGAGTTGTAGCTAATGGCGCTGCTGCTGGTGGTTTTGTTGGTTCTGAAGGATTATTTTCTGCTATTGAGACAAGAGGTAATATCTTTACAGGTGCTATTACTAATTTAGGAGATTTCGATTCTATTATCGAAAGACTAGATAAGCAAGGCGCTATTGAAGAGAATGTTCTTTTCTTAAACAGACAAACATCTTTCGAGATTGATGATATGTTAGCTGCTCAGAACTCTTATGGTAATGGTGGTTCATCTTACGGATTATTTGATAATGACGAAGAGATGGCATTAAACCTAGGATTTTCTGGATTTAGAAGAGCATATGATTTCTACAAGACAGATTGGAAATACCTTAACGACCCTACAATGCGAGGTGGTTTAGTTGGTGGAGCTATTGATGGTGTATTAGTACCAGCTGGTTCAACTAATGTTTATGACCAAGTATTGGGAAGAAACGCTAAGAGACCATTCTTACACGTAAGATACAGAGCTTCTGAAACTGAAGACAGACGTTATAAGTCTTGGATTACTGGTTCTGCCGGTGGTGCTGCTACTAGCGATGTTGATGAGATGAGAGTTAATTTCTTATCAGAAAGAGCACTATGTACTATGGGTGCAAACAATTTCGTATTGTTCAAATAATAGTATAATTTATGGAGGGGAGCAATCCCCTCCTATTTTTTAAACTTTAAATTAAATCAAATGAAAAAAAAGAAAGAAATAAAGAACCGTATCTACAAGTTAAGAAACGGTCATCAACCATTAAGTTTTACAATTAATTCTAGAAATACTAGAAGAAAGCCATTGTTATATTTTGATGGTGAACACAATAGACCTTTACGTTATGCATCCAATCAAAAGAGTCCTTTTGAAGATGAGCAAGACAAAAACGTAATATTAGACCCAGTTATTTTTGAAGATGGAATGTTGTATGTTCCTAAAAACAATCCTGTATTACAGGAATTTTTACATTACCATCCAGACAATGGTTCTGTTTTTGAGGAAGTAGATAAAGAAGCAGATGCTCAAAAAGAAGTAGATTATTTAGAGGTTGAGGCAAAAGCATTTAAACAAGCTGCTGAATTAACTTTAGACCAAATGGAAACTTTAGGTAGAGTATTCTTGGAGCTAAAAGTGGGTAATTTGACTACTGCTGAATTAAAAAGAGACATTATACTATTTGCTAAAAACCATCCAGAAGATTTCTTAGATGCTCTTAGCGACCCAATGTTGGAGCTACAAGACACTGTAGTGAAAGTGTTTGATAAAGGACTGTTAAGTTTAAGAAACAATGGCAAGGATGTTTATTATAATCTTAAAACTAAGAAGACTAAACTTTTAACTATTCCTTTTGGTGAAGACCACATTCAAACAGTGGCATCATTCTTCCAGAAAGACGAAGGCATTGATATATACAAAGCCTTCCAAGATATGTTAGAAAAATAGGCTATCTTTGTAAGATTATTAACCACTTAATTTTTTAAACAATGCAAAAGTTTTTAAGTATACCAGTTACAAACGAGCAAAATCAATTAGTCTCGTGTAACGACATTAAATTAATAGAACAAGCTTCTACAACTACCGTAACAATCGCTTATGGTGGTGGAAAAGTTATAACTTTAACTCACGCTGCAGTAGCTGCTGGGAGTGAAGAAATGAGAGATGCTATTCAGGATGGTGTTGTTCAAGTATTGAAACAACAATGGACTGAAGTTATTTTACAAATGGGTTCTTTACCGAAAGCGGTAAGCGGAATCGCAATAGCTTAAGATATGGAGAAGTTTTTAAACGTACCCGTATTTAAATTGTTAGCTAGCGGAACAACTGATGATGATGGATCACCTACTGACTTAATAGACTCAGGTGCTGATTTTGTTGCAGATGGCGTTCAAGTAGGAGACATTGTTCATAATTCAACAGATAATACCTACCATACAGTTACATCAGTTAGTGCTACAGAATTAGGCGTAACTGGCGGTGGAATAGAAACTAGCAAGGCTTATTTTATTCATTCAGCTAATATTAGCAATAGCCAATTAGTTTCTGGATCAGGAGTTTTATTAGTAGAGCAAGCTACCACTAGCACTGTTACTATCACCTATGACGGAGCTGCATCAGCTGACGTTGTTACTTTAACACACGTTCCTGTTGCTTCAGGAAGTGAAGCAGTTAGAGATTTGATTGAAGATGCAATAGTTAAAGGCTACTCTTCTAGTTGGACAGATGTTTCTAACGATGTATCTACTTTACCAAATCAAGTAATAGGAATATCTATAGGATAACATTTTATCTAATATATTATACAAGAGCTTCTATCACTAGAGGCTCTTTTTTTTTGCTTATCTTTGTATTAAAAGATTTTAGATGATAAATTCTGTTAGAAATACTGTTCTTTCTATACTGAATAAAAATAATTACGGATACATCTCTCCAGCTGACTTTAACCTTTTTGCAAAACAAGCGCAGCTAGATATATTTGAAGATTACTTTTACCAGTATAATACTCAAATAAACAAAGAGAACAATAGACTAGGTAGACTATCCGGCACAGGTTATGCAGATATTAAAAAGGGATTAGAAGAAGTATTAGATAGTTTTTCAGTTACGTCATTCTTAACTAGAGTTAATGCTAATATTTATTCGCTTCCTTTAGATTATTATCTTATTAATAAAATATTCTATTATCCTAATCAATTAACTTCAGGAACTACAACAGGAACTACCGCAGGAAAACTAGATGATGTTGATGCTAATTTTTTAGGTGTAGTAAGTGTAGGTGACATAGTAATTAACACCACTGACTCTACATCTGCTTTTGTAACAGCAGTAGCTAACACCTCATTAATTTTAAGTAGTGACATAATGGTCACTGCAGAAAACTATGCAATTTATAACAATAAAAATATTGCAGAGGTAGAAAGAGTAAGTCAAGATAAAATATTTTATTTAACTAACTCTAACTTAACAGCTCCTACTACACAATATCCTGCATATGTATTAGAGGCTAATAATATTACTGCTTACCCAACTACTATATCTGGAGTGGCTGACTTACAAACTCAATATGTTAGATATCCAAAAGACCCTAAGTGGACTTACCAAACTTTAACAGGAGGTCAACCATTGTTTGACCAATCTCAAGCAGATTTTCAAGACTTTGAATTACCTTTATCTGATGAAACAGATTTGGTTGTTAACATCTTAAAGTATGCTGGACTATCAATTAGAGAGGCTGAAGTTGTTCAAGCGGCAACCACACAAGAAAACCTAGAAACCATACAAGAAAATAGCTAATGGCATATATATCACAATATCAATATTATGAAAATGGAGGCAATACTCCTTCAAATGCTAACTGGGGTTCTTATCAGTATGTTTCTTTGCAAGATATTGTAAACAACTATATGTTAATGTATGTTGGTAACAACCAGCTTATTAATAATATAGATAGATATCAAGTTTTGTTTCACGCTAAAAGAGCAATACAAGAACTTAATTATGATGCGTTTAAAGAAATTAAAATACTTCAACTAAATGTTGGTGATAACTTAAGATATATATTACCTTCTGATTTTGTTAACTGGGTTAGAATATCTATATATCACAACGGAACTTTGTTTCCTTTAAGTGAAAATGTTCAAACTAATTATGCTTCTGCTTACTTGCAAGACAACAACAACAACTTATTGTTTGATTCAAATGGTAATGTGCTAAGTCCTGAAAACTCTAAGATTACACAAGACAGAATAGCCGGCCTTACTAGAAGCCAATACTTAAATGAGACTAGCCCTTATTACGGATACTATGGTTTTTGTTTAGAAGGGTGTTGGTATTTTGACTTCTCTATTGGTGGTGCTTACGGATTAAATACAGAAACAGCAAATGCTTTACCTACTTTTAAAATAGATAAAAAAGGTGGCGTAATTAATTTTAGTTCTGGAGCTGGTAATAAGTCAGTTGTATTAGAATATGTTTCTGACGGTATGGAAAATGGAGATGATTCATTGGTAACTGTCAATAAAATGTTTGAAGAGTTTTTGTATTCTTATATAACTTACTCTATATTAAATACAAAACTAAATGAACCAGAGTACATTATAAATAGATACAGAAAAAGCAAATCAGCACTATTAAGAAATGCCAAAATAAGAATGAGTAACATTCACCCAGGAAGACTACTTATGAATTTAAGAGGTCAAGATAAGATTATAAAGTAATATGCAATTAAATAGTTTTTTCTTCAAAGGCATAATGAATAAGTCTAGTGACGAAAGGATACTACCTCCTGGAGAGTATGTAGACGCACTAAACGCTAGACTAGGCTCAACAGAAGATTCTGAAATAGGAAGTGTAGAAAACACTAAGGGTAACACAAAGCTAACCAAAATCACTAATCAAGGAGTGGCATTAAGCTCTAACGCTGTTTGTATTGGTTCTTATGCAGATGAAAGTGATGAAACTATTTATTGGTTTGTGACTGATCCTTCAGTAGTTGACTTAATTATTTCTTTCAATGTAAAAACATCTGTTACTATATACCACATTATATCTACTAGTGTATTAAACTTTAACCCAAGTAATTTAATAACAGGGGTTGAGTTAATAGATAGGTTTTTAATATTTACAGATAATTTAAATCCACCTAGAAAAATAAATGTAGATAGGTCTTATGATTTTCCTGTTGGTGGAGTAGACCAAATAACAGAAGAAGAAATTAATCTTATAGTTAAGCCACCTATTAGCCCACCTACTTTTACTTTGTCTAGTGCTGATAATGACGACCAAAGTTTTTTTACAGACAAGTTTATTTCTTTTGCTTATAGGTTTAAGTATGAAGATGGAGAGTACTCTGCGCTATCTCCATTTAGCCCTCCTGCTTTTGAGCCTGAAAACCCTGATTTAGTTGAGGTCGATTTTAACACTATTAAGAACGAATCAATGGTTAACGCATACAATGCAGCAACTGTGTTTTTTAATACGGGTTCTAATTTAGTCAAAGAAATAGAAGTTTGTTATAAAGAAAGTTCAAGCACTGTTATTAAAGTAATTGACAAGTATAATAAATCTGACTTAGGATGGGCTGACAATTCAACACAATCTATATTTTTTAGAAACAAAGAAGTATTTAGAGTATTATCTGCTAATGAAAGTTTAAGACTGTATGATAATGTTCCTTTAAAAGCGAAAGCTTTAACTAGTTCTGGAAACAGATTAATGTTTGGTAATTATGTAGATGGATACGATATGAAGTCTGCTGACGGAAATGACGTTAAACTAGATTATGTTACAAGTTTAGTTGCTAATCCTGCAGTAAGATTAGACGACAATGAAAATGAAATTATTTTAAGTGTAGATGGTGAGTTTGTTTCTTCAGATTATCAAGTTTTAAATGGTAGTGCTACGCCAAGCACAGTAAGTGTAGATAATTCAAAAGGTGTTTTTACTTTTGAAGATACGTTGGGTAATCCTGTTAATTTTTTACAGGGAGATTTTATAACTTTTAATTGTGAACTTAAGAGTTACGCAACTGGTGGTAATATATATAACCAAAATGCTTCTGTTTTAAATTTAACCAGACCAACAGGTGGTTTCACATTAAGCATAACCTCTACTGTTCAACTTACCAATACTTATGGAGATTTAGCTTCTTTTGTAGGTAGTGTAGATTTTGAAAACTTAATTGGAACGGGGTTAGCTACAGCAACACCTGTATACAAGCCATTTAGTGACGCATCAACAGGAAATACAGCAACAGACTTTATTAATAATAGTGTAATAAGTAGCCCCGCTACCAATAGCGTAACTAGTAGCGCAGCAACTCCTGTAAATTCAGCTGTTCCAAACGCAGCTGCTGCAGGTTCAACGCCAGTGTCTCCAGCTTATCCAACTGGTCAAACAGGTTTGTTAGAAGCTTTTGATATTGCTACACCAACTCAAGTTACTTTACAATCTTTAATGATGGTTTATGAAACAGGGTCTACAAAATCATTTGAAGGGTTTGAGTTTTTAAGTGCAAATTTTGCATTTGACACAAAAAGAAACAAAGAGAGTTTACATAGTAACAGAGACTATGACTTAGCTATGGTTTATATGGATGACTATGCAAGGTCAAGTACTGCTTTAGTAAGTTTAGATAGTAGTATTAATGTGCCTGCTTCTAATTCTATATTAATAAACAAAGCACAAGTAAATATACCAGTTAGTCAAAAAGCTCCTTCTTGGGCTAAGTATTATAAATTTGCAATCAAACCATCTAAATTAAATTACGATACTATATTTATTATTAGAGCTGAACCAGACCTGGATGACACAACTCAGTTTTGGTGTGAACTAGAAGGAGAAACCGCACAAAAAATTGTTGAAGGAGAAACATACACTGTGAAAAGAGATATTGATGGCGCTAAAGGCTCTTATGTAGAAGCTACTTGTTTAGCTAAAAGCACATCTCCAAATATAGATGACCAATCTGCTACTTACCCGGGACCTGGGGTATATGCTAAGTTTTCTCCTGGAAACGAATACAGAATAGATCAACCTGGTAAAATAAATGAAAAAGGAATTAATAAAGAAAAAAACTCAATAGTTGCTAGCAGAGGTATTGACGCTACGGTTTCATTAATTGATAGTTTTACAGAAACCACAATTGAAGAAGGTACTAATGTAACAATTAAAATAACTTGTGAAAGACCAGAGGCTCAAATAACATACACCACTAATCCAGAGAATAAAAATAAATTTAGTGAGTTAAATATAACCAGAACAGCTAATAAATCTTATAGCACTGGAGCTAACCTTCAAGCAAATTTGCAATTGATGGTTAATGATCAATTTGTAAATAGTCAAAACTTCTTTCCTTCTAATAGTATTAATTACGCTGGTAATCAAGGAGAAAAATTTAGGTTTCAATTAACAAATGACCTTATTAAAAACGATGACACACCACAAGTTCCTGATGTAGATTCTCAAAATTACGGAATTCACCAAGTGAGTTTTAATACTCAAGACGAAAACGGAAATACTCAACAAGCTCTCGGAATTAAGTCTAATTTTAGGATGAGAATTGGAACTACTACTCAAGGGAAGTCTAAAGTTTCTATAAAGGTTAAATTAAGCAATATTCCAGATGGTTTGTTTGTTTTAGAAACAGACGGTGAAGATACTGCAGACGAGTTTTACTATGAAGGAAATGAAGTATTTGACATAAACGGTGACTTACACGATGGTAACCTACAAAACCAAAACACTTGGGCTTTTTATGACAATGCTCAAAACAATGCTTATAGAAGTTCTCAAGGGTTGCCTGCCTCACAATTTTATGGTGGAAACTTAGCACTCACTAGTACAGGTGGAACTGGAGATGATGCACCATTTTCTGTAGGTGATATCGTTAATGTGCAACAAACTAATTTATCGCCAACTAACCCTCAGTATAATGGCACTCATACTGTATTAGAAAAACCAGATGCTAATACCATAGTGTTAGACGTTGCTTTTGGAACTGCAACTCCTGTTGAAGGAGGGTCAGTTAATGCAGATGCTATTGTGCTTACTAACTTTTTTAATTGTTACTCTTGGGGTAATGGTATGGAAAGTTGTAGGATTCAAGACTCATTCAAAGAAGATGCTCTTAATATTGGTGAAAGAGTATTTACTTTATCTGAGGGTGAGTTTAGACAGAAACGAAGAAACGCTTCTATTACTTATAGTGGTATATATAATGATGAAACTAAACTAAATAGAACTAACGAATTTAATTTAGGTATACTTAACTTTAAAGATTTAGACGAAGACTTTGGTAATATAGAACTACTTAAAGCAAGGCAGAATGATTTATTAGTATTACAAGAAGATAAGATATCTTATGTTTTGGTTAATAAAAACGTACTTACTTCAGCAGATGGTTTATCTAACGTAACATCAACACCTACTATACTAGGAAATCAAGTATCTCGTTTAGAAGAATATGGTATTAGCCATAATCCAGAAAGTTATGCAGAGTTTGGTTATGATAAGTATTTTACGGATGCCAAGCGTGGTGCAGTAATTAAGTTAAGCGGTAGCTCTTATTCTAATGAATCACTAGAGGTTATATCTCAGGCTGGAATGAGGTCATACTTTAGAGATTTATTTATAGATGATTTTAATACTCAAAAAATAGGAGGATATGATCCTTATATGAATGAGTATGTATTAAGCAGCAATAATAGGACATTGCCAGTAGAGCCTCAGACTGTAAGCTGTGGGTCAGAACTAGAGTTTAATAACCAAACAGAAAGCTTTACTTACACCGTCAAGTTAGGGGCTTCTATGGGAACTACGGATATTGATTACAACGTAACTAGTGGAAACATAAACATATCAGTTACTTACAATGGTGCTACTACTAGTTCGGGAAGTGTTACAGGAAGCGGAACTTTTCAGTTTAACAAAAACATCCCTTCTATTGAAACTGCTGTTATTACAGTAGCTGTGGTGGGAGTCTCTGCAAACTATTCAATTACTGCTCAGTGCCCAACAGCAGCTGTTATTAACGTATATCAAATATGTTTGAATAGCGAATTTACCGGACTACCTCCAACCATACATAACCAATATGAATGGGCTTCTAGTAATTTAACACCTTCTGTGTCTAGCCCACTTATAAACCAACCTGTGACTTTTACAAATGTACCAACAGGATCAGGTGTCGGAACACAAAGAGTGGCTCAGTATCAAGTATATACTTCTCAAGTAGCTATTGGAACAACACCAACTCCTGAGGCGGTTGTTACAGTTAGGTCAGCTAAAACAGGTTCTGATTCATTTGATTTTAATACTAATAACGGAAACAGATTATTACACTTATTAAGTAATACTACTTATGCAAATACACAAACGGATATTAATGCATTAATAGCTGCTGCTAGCGGAAATAATTTAACTATATCTAACACTTCAAGTGGTGTTTTTGAAGGTTCTTTTAATTACGCTAATCCAGACTCAACCCCAACTAATTACACTAATTTGTATTTAATATACGACTACAGAAGTTCAACTCAAGTTAATTTATCTTTTGGGTCAACTCAAAGTATAGTTTGCGGAGGAACTGGAACACTAGGCCCATACTTCTTAGATGCGGCAATTCCTTCTGAAGCAACAGCTATTTATAATGACGCTGCGATGACAGTACCCGCAGCTGCAGGATATTATTTATATGTTAATCCAAATCCAACAGTGGCTGATACGTACTGGTTAAGACAAGATGCAAATGGAGTTATTGTTCAAGTAAGTTTATGTTCAAGTTAAATTATGGCAGAAGTAACCTTATCATATAGCCCAGCAGTAAAAGGATGGCCTTCCTTTTATTCATTTATACCAGAGTATACTCAAGGTATGAACAACTATTTATATACATTTAACAATGGTCAATTGTATAGGCATAACACAAACCCTTTAAGAAACAACTTTTATGGGGTTCAATACAACACCACTATTAAAAGTGTATTTAATAAAGGTCCATTGGAGAACAAATTATTTAAAACACTTATTTTAGAATCGGATGCTCCTTGGTCAGCTACTTTAGCAACTGACTTACCTCAAGTAGGTAGTATTGCAGATACTTATTTTGAAAAGAAAGAAGGAAATTATTTTGCTTTTATCAGGTTCCTGGAAACAGATATTAATTTGTTAATGAGATATGCTAATGGAATAGCAAATGTAGCTACTGTTGATGCTACCACACCTGCTGCAACTACACTAACTTTTGCTAGTTCGGTAAACATAGGTAGTATTATTAGCATAGGAGATATGGTTTATTATGGGTCGACCCCATCATTAGGCGGTGTAGTAACAGCATTAACTGGTCAAGTTGTTACTATAAACACAACAATTGCAGGCGCAAGCGCCCCTAGTAATGGTGATTTTATACTATACGTCAAGAATACAGTAGCAGAATCTCACGGTGTAATGGGGCATTACTGTGAGTATGAACTAACTAATACTTCAACTTCTAAAGTAGAATTATTCTCCGTTGGCTCAGAATCAATGAAAAGTTTCCCGTAATTTAGTATATTTGCATATGGATCCAGCTACAATGTTAATTATAAGCGGAATCACTAAAGGTGCAGGTGCCCTTTTTAGCCTAGGTCAAGCATCTAGAGCTAAAAGTGATTTGAAAACCGCTACAGATCAAGCTCAAAAATATATAGACAAAGCATATCAAAGCGCAGACGTAAACACTCAAAGAATGAGAGCTATTGATACTAGTTTGTATGATACTGCTAGTGAACAAATAAGCCAAGACTTATCTACTGTATTAGATGTCACTGCGGGTGAAGACCCAAGATTGGCTGCGGCTCAAGGAAGTAGACTAGCACAACAGTCTGCAAAACAAAGACAAGCTTTGGAGATGCAGAAAAGAAAAGATATTCAAAACTTAGAAAAAGACATTGCAGAAGGTGAACAAGCTAGACTAACTAGAATAGCTAATTTAGATGTTGCTCAAGCAGAAGGGTTTCAGCAACAAGCAGCTGAAGCACAACAAAGAATGACTCAAGGAAGGCAACAAGCTTTACAAGCTCCAGCATCTTTAGTAGGGGATTACACAGGGATGATAACAGCAGGTGTTTCTCCAATGCAGATTCAAAAAGGGTTTGAAGGAATGTTTGCTGGCAGTCAGCAAGCTGGAGTATCACCGATTACTTCTCAGTTAGGAGCGCAAAGTCAATTATTAAATCCTAACTATCAACAACCATTAAATACATTTGGACTTTCTTTAACGGGTCAGCAGGTAAATCCAATATTAGCAGGACTAAAATTATAAGGATGGCAGCACCAGGATTAGGTTATGTAAAGAGAGATGTTGAAAAGACTACCGTTGATTGGGGAGCAATTAGTGGTGGTTTAACTACAGCACTAGGTGGGGCATTTGCTGCTGGTGAAAAACAAAAGGCAGCAGTAGCGGTAACAGATCAGGCTGTTAGTGCTGAAATACAAAAACTTCCAAAAGGAGCAACTCCAGACCAAACAAAGTATTATGCTAGTATCATTCAAAAAGTTGGTGATGGCAATCAAAAAATAAAAGAGCAGTATGATAATGGTGAAATAAGTGCTACTCAATATAAAATAGCAACAAACGCCCTGACTAGTCAGTATCAAATACTAAAAAATAATTTGGTTAATTATCAATCTTCTTACGATAAATTAAGAGAAAATGTATTAAAAGAAGGAACTGGAAATGTTTCTTTATTGATGGCTGATATACAAAACACGCAAGGAGACCTTGCAAATAGAACTGTTGATTGGAATATGGATTCTATGATGTTAGAATCTGTTACTAATGTAAATGGTCAAATAGTCACACAGCCAGTTGCTAATGACTTAGGTGTTATGAACTTCTACAACAAGGAGTTTAATATGGATATCATTAATAAAGCAGATTTAAGTTTGGGTAAGTTTAGCACAACAGTTACTAAAGATGGTGTAAGAACTAAGACAATTAATTACGATGGGAAAGAATTTAATAACTCTCTTGATGGTATTGTGAATGCAGCAATTAGTGATGCAAATGGTATAGATGCTTTAGAATATCTATCTGGCCCAGGAGGAAAGAAACTAGTGCTAACAGCTCCAGCTAATGCTAATGAAATACAGGTTAAAATTGATAATGAAACTCAACAACCAATTGCTGTTGATTTAGACAAGGTGATTAACGATGCAAAAAAAGGATTAAGAAAAGAAATAATAGGTTCTTTAGATAGAACTTATGAAAGGTCTGTGGATAAGAAAGAAGCCGATCAATCAAAAGCTTATGACGCTAGATTTAAAGCTACATTCTTACCTAATATAATAGCCTCTAAACAAATGATGGCCAACATAAAAGCTGGGAAACCTTTTGTAGATATTATAACAAGAAGAGTAGAGGGAATGGATGATCCAGGCACAAGAATTTTAAAATTAGACTCCCCAGAAGTGCAGATAAATGAACAAGCTAGAAAATCATTTCCTGGTGCTGATTTCTTTTTACTAAAAGACGGAAAACTAGAAGGGGTTACAATTAAAAGTGAGTCTCAAATTGCTAACTTTATGAATGAGCTAGAAGGGTTGAAGCCAGAAAGAATTGATGAATACAAAATGGATATAGAAGGCTATGACTTTTACGAGGATAACGGAGTTATAAAATATGACACCCCAGAAACACAAAAAGTAAAAAGAGACAGGTCTGTACCAATCCCTGGAGCAACTGATCCGTTTGGAAATCCTATAAATTAAATAAGTGGAAGAATTAAAAGCACTTTACGAAAGTTATATAGCTCAAGGGTTGCTTAGCAGTGAAACAACATTTGAACAGTTTTTAAATGCAGATGATTCTATAAAGGAAAATTTACACAAACAAGGGGTAGACTCTAAAGTAATTAGTAATCAAACTGATTTGGAAACTTTTAAGTCTGCTTGGGGTGATGTAAAAAAAAAAGATTCAGATTTACCTGTTCAGGAGGAAGTTACGGAATCTATTACAGAAGTGGAAACACCAGATACTTCATTGGACTCCTCAGAAGAGGTAGTTGAATTAGAAGAGCCTGAAGCAATACCTGACCCAGTAGACACAGAATCTAAAGTTTTAAGTGAATTACAAATAAATCCTGAAGAGTTTAAGAGTTGGAAAGAAGAAAATTTAAGGCCAGAATCAAAGGCTTATGACTTCTTTAAAAACATATTATTAACCGATGAAGGGGAACAGTTTGAAGATGAAGAGAAAATACAAAAACAAGTTTCCTCATATTTAGCTCAAAAACTAAATAAAAATTTAGAATTAATAGACGAGTCAGATGAGTTTTCAAGAAAGTCTTTAATAGAACAAAATAAAAAAGATTCTCAAACTCTTTTAGATAACTTAAAGTCATACAATAAAGAAGCTGTTTTAGACGAAAAAGAAGATAGACGTAAACTACTAGAGAGACAATCAAAAGGTCTTTTAACTAGAGGAGCCTCAACAGGTCTTGATTTATTAAAAGCTGGAGCTAATGCTGCTGTTCAATATTCAATGGGAACGGCAGCGGCACTTTTTGCAGAAGCTGATGCATTACTAACATCGGCTGGCGCAGACAAGAAAGGGGCATTGGCTGGGATATCTGAAATGTTTTTAGATGCTGGTCAAGCTTGGGATTTAGATTTAGGCCAGGTTAAAAGGTCTGCTTTTACACAAGGAAAAGAAGTAATGTACGGAGGAAAGGAATATATTGTTTCTGACACTGGAGTTGTTTATGATGCGGAAACAAATATAAGAGTAGATGATATTATTCCAGAAAGTGATGTTATACAAATAGCAAGAAAAGCAGCTTTAATAGAAGATGATGTTACTAATGTAGACTTAGGATCTAGCTTGTCTGGGATAGGGAGTACTTTAGTAAATCTTTATGGTTTAATAAAATCAGGGAAGGGTGTCTCAAAAGCTCTTGGGGTTAACCCTAAACTAGGAATGGGATTAGCTTCTTTTTCAAGTACTGTTGCAGATAATATGGCTTCTGTGAAAGATGACCTTGTGGCTCAAGGTGTGAGTGAAACAGAGGCTAACGATAAAGCTGTTATATTTGGTAATGCTATAGCTACTCTTGATGGTCTTTTTTCTGGTTTAGCTGGAAGCAACGAGAAACTATTGGGGTCTACAAAGATAGTTAAAGATGCTTTATTTGACTTAGCTAAAAAAAAGGGTAAGGATTTTTCAAAAGAACAGCTTAAATCAAAAGCAAAAGACTTAATTAAGGAAAACGCAAAAGAATTATTCATAGAAGAAATACCTGTTCTTTTATCTGAAAAAGGTATAAATAGTGTAATAAATTACGCAGCTGGGGTAGATGCTAGGTCTGGTATTGAAGATTTAAAAAGAGCTGACTTATATGAAACCACTCTCTTGACTGTGGGGGCAACGACCGGAATAGGTTCTAAAAAACTTCTTACAAATAATCAAAGAAATGATATTGTTAGACAGTTAGCACAAAACACAGATGGCTTAGAAAAAGCAGGCACTAAACTAGTAGATGACGGTCTTCTTACTAAAGATGAGGCTGCTAAAGCTATAAACGAAGTTAAAGCAATGGAATATGCAGAAGCTAAAACTTCAGGAGCTGTTAAGATTACTGAAAATATGTTAGAAGCAGCTGCTTTAATAACGAAAAAAGAACAATTAACAAAAGAAAAAGAACAAACAGACCCTTCTCTAGTAGGCGACATTGATAATAGAATAGCTTCTATTAACAAGCAACTGGAACAAATCAAAGAAAAAGATGACGCAGACGTAAGGGAAATTATTAAAAACGAAAAAGATGCCATTCAAAAGCAAGAAACAGGAGATATACTTGATGCTGAACCAGCCGAAAGTGTACAAGAAGTGGAAGAAGAAGTACGGGAGCCTTCTATCGAAACGGAAGAAGCAGTAATAAAAGACTCTCAAATTCCAACAAGCAAGGAAATATATACTATTGAAACAGAAGAAGGTGAAGGAGTTAGAACCGTAGAGATAACTATTAATAAAGATGGAAGTAGAAGTGTAGTGCAAAAAGTAGATGGTGACGTGGCCTCATCTGATAATATACCCGCAGCTAATACTTTAAACAACAATGAATATGTAGAAGGTTCATTTGGTCCTATAATTGGAGAGCCTCAAATATTACCAATGGAAGAGGTTATGAATCCTAAAATGAAGGAGAAATTAACTACCAAACAAAAACAAGAACTAGGTATAGAAGAAGCTCCTAGTTTGCAAACTGTAGAAGAAGATATTATCATATACAAAGGAACGGGTGGTAAAAGAGATGCTGCTGGTAATTTAAAAACCAGACACCCTGGTGCTAAAGGTTCTTTCTTTAGTGCGGATAAAAACATAGCAGAGACCTATAAAGGAGAAGGTGAAATTGTTGAAGATGTAATTCCTGCTGGTGCAACAATAGAAGAAGTTCAAGTAGATACTAAAGGATTAACTCCTGAACAATTTAATAAAGCAGAAGAAGATGCCATAAATGCATCTGAAGCAGATGTTGTTAAGCTTATCACTATTGAGAATAGAGGTAAAGGAACAATGAAAGAGGTTCAATACATTGTAAAATCAAAACCATCTCAAAAAACAACTAAACAAACATCTAAAGCAGAGTCTCTTAAAAAGAGAATTAATAAATTATCTAAGTCACCTAATGTAGAGGGAACTGTTGCTCAGTCTGTTAAACAGTTTTTAAGAATTAATCCTGGAACAGTTTCAGATATTGATGCTTATATATCTCAAGCTGAATCTATGGTAGAAGGGCTTAAGAAAAGTAGGACTTTTAAAGGAGATGTTAAGATAGCTGAATCAGTAGACATTAAAAAAGTAGACGAGTACAGTAGTAAAGAATTAAAAGTTCAAGAACAAACACTTCGTGAGCAAGAGGCTAAAGCATTTGAAGAATTAACAGGGTTAAGTTCTGAAGAATTATCTCTGGGTGAAATGAGAGAAATCTTAAATAGTGTAGATGAAGAAAGCGTAAAAACACCAAAAGAGATAAAATTAAAATCTGAGAAAAAAGCAGACATTATATCAAGGGGAATTAAAAAAGCTTTCTCCACTTATAGTGCGGTAATAAAAAAACAAATAAAGACAGGTATTGATCCTTTTACTGGTGAACAAGTAAAAATATCTGCTAATGACCAAAAAATTATTCAAAACTTTTTAAATGTTGACTTAGATAATTTAAGTCCTGCTGAACAATTGAAGGCACTAGACGCTTTAACCAACTTCGCAACCAACCAAACTACGGGAGGTATGAATGCAACTATATCTCAAGATAAAGGAGTAAAAGAAGCAAAAGGATTAGTAAAGAAAGGCCTTAAAGCTAAATCATTAAAGTTTTTAGGAAGCAAAGGATTGTCTCAAGGTTGGATAAAATATATATCCTCTATTCCGCTAGCATTTGAGTTTATGTTTAAGGGGCAGTCAAAAGGTTTGCAGTTTCAAAAATCAAGTGGTTTTGGAGAGATAACTAATGGAGCTTCTAAAGCTGATAAAGAAGCTAATCAAGTTTTTGATAATTATTTCAATAAGTTTTATAAAAAGTCTAAACCAAATGGACAAGCTTTTAACACAGCAGAAAATGATGTAGAAAGAGGGATGTTTGCTTTTATGAGAAGAACTGTTGATGGAACTTTAGAGGAGCAACAACAAGAGTTTAAAAGAAGAAAAGGTTTAATAGAACAAAGTATAGATAAGCTAAAAGAGACAGGAGAAACTAACGATCAAAATAAAGCCAAGGTTTATGAAGAGGTATATAATAAAATATTAAAAGAAGCAAACAATATAAATGATGTTGATTCTAAAGTGGACCCATTAAATAAAGAAGCAGTTGACTGGGTTACTAATGTGTGGGCGTCTCGTAGAGATGAGTTAGCAGATATATCTTTAAATGTATACAACAGAATATTAGGTAAAGACATAAACTATACTCCAGACTCATTTACTTTGGTTGAAACACCTAGTTCAGAAACAAACATAGGTGATCCTATTTTTGAAGGCACAAGCGAAGTTATTTACGATAAAGAAACAGGAGTTTTGAAACCTAAAAAACCTAGCTTTGTTTTACCAGAAAACAGGATAATTAATTTAGGATTTGATTCTCAAAATAGTAGAAATTTAAACGCTGCTCTAACTGACATATATACTGCTGAAGGTATTCAACAATTAAAAGGATTTGTAAATTCAGATGCTTACTCTAAGATAATACCAAATAAGTCTGATAGAGATTTAATTACAGAAAGATTTAAAAGTTACGTAGACGCTAAAAGAGGTGTTTCTTCTATAAAATCTAAAAATCAAAAATCTTTAAGTATTTTAAATAAATTTTCATCATTAGGTGTTGGTAGAGCATTAGGTGGTCCTACTCAGTTTATAAAACAGTTAGTTCCGTTAATAAACACAATGTCTAATGCTGGCCCAGTCTCTACTTTAAAAGGATTAACCCTTTTAACAAACCCTGCGGTTAATAAATTTTTAAACAACAGTGGGTATGGAATTGCCAATAGAGGGTTGCAATCTTTAAGCTCTTTAGAATCTACTAATTCTAAAATAGAGAATGCTGCTAAAAGTATTTTTGGTAAAGCGTTAAATCAATTAAACAAAGCTAATCAAGCTTATCTTCAAGCTTTTGTAGCTAACCCAGATAAGGTAGCAGCTAGAGCTTCTTGGATGTCATACTATACTAACTCCTTAAAAAAACAAGGAATAAACCCAAGTGGAATTGACTGGAGCACTCATAAAATGAATAAAGAAGCCGGAGATTTTGCAGAGCAACAGGTAGGTAGACAACAAAACGTAACCGATATTGATTTACAAGGTGAAATATTTTCTAATAAAAAACCCTCCGTTCAAATAGCAAGAAAAATATTTTTACCTTTTGCTAATTTCTTACTAAATCAAAAAACAAGAATGTACAGTGACATAAGTACGTTAAGCAATAAAATGTCTACATCTCAAGATAAAACTTCAGCAGCTAAGTCTATTGGAGGCTTAGCGGCAGAAACTATAGCTTTCAATGCAATTGGATTAGTTTTACTACAAATGTTAGATAAATTTACTTTAGAAGATGATGATGATGAGGCTAAATTAAAATCATTGGAAAACAGAAAAAAGGGGAGAGTTGGAAATATTGTTAAGGATATTATATCTCCACTTCCTGTAACCGATGTCCCAACTATTGAATTTGCAAATTATGTATTAAGACAATTTGCTGAAGAAGAACCGGAAGAAGAAATTCAGTTATCTACTAGTAAAAGAACTGCTCAACCAAAGAAAAAAGAGCCTTTTCAATTGTTTTCAGAAGACAGAAAATCTTATGTTGATAATATGGGTGTTTTAGGGATAAACATTAAAAATGCAGGAGTGTTATATGATTTAGGCAGAATGGCAACTAAAGGAGAGTATCAAAAAGAATATATGGGAAAAGAAGGTAAAGTTAAAAAGATTGACCCTAAATATAAAGATGCTGCTAAAATTAATTTTATGGCTTATTTTTTATACTCTATAGGTCTTTTACCATCTGAAACTGCTACTATAGTTAGGGGAAATGTTAAAGATATGCAAAGAGCAAAAAAAGAAATTAAACTATCTACAAGTAGATAATCTGTTTAACTTTTTTTAACAACTCTTAGTCAATAATACCACAGATTGTTATTATACATAAATTAAAGGATGAAGATTTGCAATATATGCAATCAAGCACATCCTGAATCAAACTTTCCTACTGCCGGAGTAAAAAACGGCAAGAGATACTCAAGGCATCAATGTACTCAATGCTACGGTAAAAAGAAAAGACATCGTAGATACGTCAATAAACAATGGCTTAAGGATTTAAAAGAGAAAATGGCCTGTGAGTCCTGTGGATACTCTAAAGAAACACACCCTAGATTTTGCACTCAAGCTCTTGAGTTTCACCACTATGAAGACAATAAGAAGTTTGAAGTGAGTAATGGCGTACACAGAGGAATGGCCATCAAAAAACTTCAAGAAGAAATAGATAAATGTAAAGTACTTTGTTCAAGATGTCACGTAGAAGAACATTATCCTTCTTGATCTACCAACTCATCTAAAATTTTAATTAGATTCTTACAAGACTTATTTAATTCCTCTTGTTTTTTATCCATTAAACTTTCATAAATTTCATCAGTAGTGTCGTTGATCATCTTAGTTATAAAGTTAACGTATGTGACGTGGTGTTTCATTGTTTTAAATCTTCTGAGTACAAAAGCTCATCTCCAAGTTTTTTATCTATTGTTTTAATTGTTCTGTATATTTCAATACTTCTTCTCTTTACTTCGTCTTTTTCTGACCTTGTAGAATCAATTCCTAAATGAGCATACAAACTACAATCAATCTCTAACAACTTGTCTATCTTATCTTTGTCAGTCCAGGTCTTGAACTCTAAAATCTTTTCTATGTCTTCAAATTTATATCTCATAATAAGCTTTGTTTTTATTTTCATAATAATCATAAGCCTCTAGGTCATTAGGACTTAAGGATTCTAAACAATAAGTTTCGTTAAAATATATTTTTTCTTCTTTCACTTGCTCTTCTTCTTCTTCTTCAATATACTTATTTTTATTTGGAATAGGCTTGTAATTATAAACAACTTGCTGATAATTTAATTTTAATTTTTTAGCTACCTCTGGAAGGGTGTATCCAGACATAAGTAACTCATTTGCCAATACATTATCAAATTTCATTTAAATTTAAATTTAAGTTTATTAAGTCTAAGTAATCATCACTATCTATTTCTCTAACATCAGTGAATGAATATAAGTTTCTGTCTAATCTAACACAATCAACAGAAAAAAAAGTAGCTTCTGGCTTGTGTATTACACCACCATAAGTAGTGCTTTTATGGGGTTTTAAATTATCTAGTTTTTTATTAATAAGTTTAGCAATAGCCATCGATTGAACCATAGAGAAAGACTGTTGAAGCTTGTCAATAAAACCTTCGTCAACGTCAAATATTCTATCCTCTATATACTTCTGTCTCAAATCCGTGGTCATTTAACTCTTTTAATCTATACTCTTGTAGTTTAGACAACTTTCCTTTTTCTGTTTTAATCTCTGAAAATAAAACAGAGTCTTTTCGTATTGCAACCAAGTCAGGTATCCCATTTTTATTAGTCTTAATTAGTTTAATGACATAATACCCTTCAGCTTCTAGTTGTTTTATTCTTTTCGCTTGTATTGCGCTTTCTTTCACTATATAACATTCTAACTTTTAAACCTAAATCAGAATCATTTGGATTTTTTTTAACCAAGATTTCAATTTGTCTATTAAAGTTCATTTTCATAAATTTAATGAATTATATTTATGTAGCTCATAAAAATACTTAGTAATTTTTTTATTATTTTCAAACTCTGTTCTATAGGGTGCAAACTTTGGAACAATATCAGAGGTAATAATTTCTTCCTTTAATTCGTTTAAATCGTACATATATATTCCAGAAGAGTCTTTTACTAAGTAAAAAGGTTTTTTTTCTAAAGCCTCTCCAATCATTAGTAAATTATAAAACTTATCTACTTGTATATAGTGGGTATCATAAACAACATCCCTAACTTTAATTTCTATTATAGAGATGTCGTTGTAAGCATCGTAAACTTCATATTCATTTTTCGTAGGTTTTAAACCTCTATCGTATTTAAGGTTTAATTCTTTAATTAACTGAAGCTCTTTCTTTTTCATTTCCACTGGTTTCTACCAACTAACATTCCAATTATACCATAGTTAGCTATATCAATAAACGTATCCTCTTGACCTTCACCAGGAACATAATTCTTGCCATTCTTAATTAAGTTCTTTAACCTGCTTATTTTGTCAGTTAATCTAATCGATAAACCTGTCAAAGCAAACATTTTGTCCTCTGGCTTCTTTAAATCACCGCCTAATGCTATATTATTTAAACCATAATCCATTTGCTTTCTAGCAAATAATTTATACATTTCTTGTTGTATCTCCTTGAACTCCTTAGATAATTCAGGATATTGTTTTTCAAACGTTTCTATTTCTGTCATTTTGTTTTGTTTTTATAGTTTAAGTAAGCTCCTTCAATATTAAATCCGCAGCCACATTTTTTATGATCACCCTCAAAGTAATTAACATACTCCTCTCTTGGTATGCAATACCAGTTATTATTATAAGGGTTGAAATGATATATTAAGTTAAATTGTTCCATATTTTTTTTTGACATCCAATGCCATTCTTTTTTAATCATATAAAATAGTCTCTTTTAAAATGTCTTAGTGTGTAATCTTTTTTGCTATTTACAGCTTTGTATATCATTTTCTCAATCCCTTTCTCAGAGAATATCCAATAAATATTATTATGCATTCTGTCTTTAGTAGTCATACGATCACGACTCTGCCAATAACTTGTAGCACTAAAATCAATATTGTAATAAACCAAAAACTCAGCCTTTCGCAAAGATATACCTTCTCTGCCACTAACAATCTGCAATGCAATGTTCTTATCTGTACTGTCAAACTCTTCTAGTGTAGTGCATAAGCCATCACCAAATACTTCCCTTAATGCTGTTAACTCAGCCTGGAACTTATAAAAGATTCCTATCTTCTGACCATCAAACTTTTCCTTAATAAACTTAGCCTTACTTAAATCAAGCACCATTCTATTTCCGCTCTCAAACTTCACCGTTCCACTGCACATCTGATGCATTTTAGTCATTAATTTAACAGCAGTATCGCCAAGTATATACTCACCATCTATCTCATAAACTAAATCCTTTCTAAGTACTTTAATCATATCACTAACCTTTTCACTTATC